CAATAAAATGAATGTAGTAAATTATTTAAATTGTGGTTCATCAAGAGAACAAAAAAGTAAAAAAATCAATAGTGCAAGTTCATTAATTCTAGAATGTGAAAGTCTAAATTATTTAGAAAAAACAACTCAATTTGATGTTTTAGTTATTGATGAGATTGAAACGGTTATTAAAAATTGGGATAGTGAGACACATGATAAAAATGGTGATAAGAATTTCAATAATTTTGTATCATTATTTAAAAATTGTAAGAAGATTATTCTTCTAGATGCTTTTACAACATCAACAACACTAAAATTTTTAGAAATGGTTGGAATAAAAGATGTTATAACTTATTCATCTAAATACAAACCAGCAGAAAAAATATTAAATGATAATTATGGTTATGACAAAACAATTTCTAAAATCGCCGATGAATTAGACAATGGCAAAAAGTTATATGTTTTTCACGCTTACAAATCATCAACTAAAAAACATTATTCTATAGAAGAACTAAAAAGTGAATTATTAGAACGATGCAAGACAAAACCAAAAATATTAGTTTATCACGGTGATATGTCAGATGACAAGAAAAAGACATTATACAATGTAAATGAAGAATGGGACAAATACGATTGTATTCTAACAACTTCATCTATTACGGTAGGTGTAAATTATGAAGGAAATAGATACGATAAAGTTTATTTATTGGTATCTGGATGTGTCAATAATGTAAGAGATGTTATCCAAACCAGTATGAGAATCAGAAAAACAAAAGAGAATATCATTGAAATGTTCTTTTTTGATAGAATGGAAAAATCTTTATTAAAATATCCTAAATGGTATAACGGATTGGATGAAGTTTATAAATTTTTGGTTGATTCAGCACTAGAAGAAAAACAAAGTAATTTTATGGATGTATTCTATGAATTTTGTAAGATGACTAATTATAATATTGGAAATGTCAAGAAAATTGTCAAAAATAAATTAGAAAAATTCAGTAATGATTTACACGAAAGTAAAATGTTAATTAGTTATGATGATATCCCGACCATTTCTGAAGATGTCGCAAAAGAAATTGAAAAAGAAGCGGTTTGGGTGTGTAGAGCGTCGCAACTAGATAAATTTACATTATCAAAGTTTTATTTTGATTGTCATTTCTACCATATGGACAACGAAGATAGAGCGTTTATCTGGGATAATAGATGTAGAAACTTCTTTGATAACTATGATTGTGAAATCATCAAGAAGATTATCAAAGATAACAAGATTAAACATATCAGTGAATTAAATCTTAATGATTTAGTCATCAGTAATGATACAAATAATTATATCAAAAATAATTATGCGTCAACAATCAAGAATATTAATCAGAGACTTATTAAAGTTATAAATCTTGTTTTAGGATGTCAAGTTATAGAAAGTGTTTCTAAAAGTGCAAAATCAAAAGCAACTAAATATGAATTTACTGAATTATATAATGCACTAGATGAAATCAATGAGAAATATAAAAATCCTTTTGATAATAATGCTTTTCTGGACTAAAAACATTTCTGACAAAAAGTAGGGAAATTGAGAAAATCATTGATAAAAATATAATTTCCCTACTTTTTGGAGACTTTTTTTATTATTTTTATAGTAAGAATAATAAAAAAAAACAATGAATTCATCTTGTGATGGATACCACCATATTTTTAAAAAAATAGGCGTGAGATAAAACTTCCATCTGACCCATCAGAATATAATTATTTATAAAAATAATTATATCTACTGTATATATATGAAAAACTATATTGACCCACACTGGATTCATAAGTTAAAATTATGGGCGTATAAAATCCAATTACAAAACGAAGAAAGAATAACAAAACATTTAGAATCTATATATTATAAAGAAATAAAACATAAAGTGAAACCTATCACTGTATATTTTAATTAAATATTATACTTATCTGCAATATGTTTATCAACCTTTCCGTATGTTCCGTGTCGTTTCATAACAAAACTATATACTCTAGCGATTCCCCATTGTTCAGGTGATTTAACCATTGGTCTTACGCTCATATAATTGTTATGATACGCCCCGACACCTTTCCAAAAAACTTCTTCTAATGCTTTAACTGGCATTTTTGAAAGTTTTGAAATTTCCGCCATGCTTAACGGTTGGTTTACTGGTATATTATGTAGTTTTTTGAATTCTTTTGAATTAATTACGGGCATTATACAGTAGTATTACAAAAAAAATTATTGTTTATTTTTCAATAGGTTTATAAACAATATCTTTACTTTTATTTAGTTCACTGTATTCATCGTATTTTTTTATTTTTTCTATTAATTCTTTTATTTTTTTTTCATCGTATTGGGGTTGATAAATAAATGTTATTTTTTTAACATCTATTTTCATAATATTTTTAATTCTTGGTAACATATAATAATATTATAAAATATTTTTATATATTGTTTTTTTTTTATAAAATTATATTTTTATACACTAAAATACTTTCTTAATGATTTTGGGTATGAATATTCACAACCTTTACCAATCGTCCCATCTTTGTTAACTTTGCAATATCCTATTTTATTATCTTTTTTATTTTTATCATATTCAACTGAATTTATATCAATAACCAAATCACCTTGATGAAACCAATACATAATAATATATGTTTGATTACCTTTTTTAAAAGTAGTTCCTTCTTTTATTAACATCTGAACACTTGACATCTTTCGTATATAATATACTCCTAGATATTTTTTCTTGTTGTTTTTTATTTTTTTATAAAATATGTATATTTATTTCTTTAAGTAGTTAATTTTGATTAATTAACTAAAAATAATCCGTGCTCATGTGCAATAGCAAGGGGATAATTCTTCTTTATCATGCACCATCTAGACGGTAGCATTTTCACTTTTTTGATTTGTTTCGCATCTAATCCACCGTAAGTTTTTAAGAAATAATCAACTTGTCCACCAGAATGAGGGAAGATGACTAATTTATTACTTTCTAAAATAGGAAGTTTTGTTTTAACGCCATCCGCTAGAATGTGGTTAGTCATCATACAATAAAAACCACGGTTATGTTTTAATTTGGATGCATCACCGTTTCTAACTAATCGCCCAGTTTCCAAAACATCATCTCTGATGTCTTCTATCGCTTTCAATAGTTTCTTATCTTTAATGGTGTTGATATCATCAAAAATAATCATATCCCCATTAGAAAAGTCGTTGTGGATGTCAACTGGTTCATCTATTAGTGTTTGGTCTATCATAACTCGTTTTAGTTTTGGTTTCAATCTGTCTAATACTTCATCTTCAACTAATTTAGAAAATAAATATATACAATTAGATGGAAATAATTTTATAAATTCTTTACAGTAGTTATATATAAATGTTGACTTCCCTGACCCGCTCGCCCCACTGCATAAAATACATTCTCGCTTGTCTGGGTTTGGAATTGGTTGAAATATCCCATCATTCACTAGAAGTTCTTTTTTTACACCCGATACTATATTGTTATAAACAACCCGAACCTCATCGTCTAAAGGTTCTAATTTTTTGTGTAATGACTGTTGTAGTTGTTCTATCTTGGTTTGTTTTTCTCGTGCTTTCCCAGTGAATAATTTATTAAAGTTTATATCGTCAAGTTCTAAAGGTAAATCTACTTTATCATTCTTTGCATCAATATATACGAGTTCACCATTGTATTTACCACCTTTAATGTAACCGATTGGTTCATTTTCATCATTATCTTTCAAAGTTATAGAAGGCATATATAATTAATCTAGATAAAAATTTTCAGGATTTTCCATTTTTAGAAAAAAGATACTGTTTTTTTTCTAAATCGTCCTATTTTTTAAGGATAATATTTTTTTGGTAGTGGATATAAATTATGCTTCGTCATAAATGATTTCGCCCCTTTATTGATAATTTCCATATAAACTTCTACAATTTTTTCTAATTCTCTGACCATTTTTTCACGGTCTTCAGAATTGTTTTTTAAGCGTGATAAACTATCTATCTTTTTATCTAATCCTTTTTCGTCAATTTTTAGTTTATCAATGTTTGCTACATCAGACTTTGACATATCTAAATTATTTAGTATGTTATCCCATACATATTTCAATTTTATACTATTAAATTCAATTAATGTTACGATGGTTTTTAATTGAGATATAAATTTATATAACATACCATATTCAGAATTGAAAAAATCTTGTAATTTCTTAATCATCTGCTTATCTTTCATCTTAAGTTTTAATAAACTATAGATTCTCTTTAATGATTTAAAATAGAATTTATCATGATATTGTTTTATTAAGTTTCCTTTTAGTAAATCTTCATCAAGTTTCACATCTTTATTTAGTGGTATTTGATGATAATGAACTTTATATAAATCAGTTATCTCAATAAAACGATTATTTACTAATCCAATAACATCTATTTTTATTATTGCACTGTCAGAAACAGCATCTTCTAATGTTTTAATTCTATTATGTGGTAGTAATTTTTGACCAGAAATAATCTCTTTTGGTGTCCATCTTAATGTTACTTTTAATCTGATATATTCATTTAATGATAACCAATCATCAATAGATGGTTTTTGTTTAACTAATTTGATTAAGTCTTCTTTTTCTTCTCTAGAATAGTATGTATTCTTTTCAATTTGTTTTTTAATTTCTGATGGATTATAACCATTAATTTTACCATTTTTAATATCACCGATATCAATCATATATGCATTATCTAAACCACATTTAATATCACCAATAAATAATTCTTTTGAATTTTCTATGTTCATTGTTATCTCTTTGAGTTTCTTGACAAAATTATCTATTGTTCTTTTTTTGCTGGTTGAATTATGTAATATTTCAAATATATCTACATCTGATGGATATAAAATATTTTTATCCGCTTGACTACCATAGAAGATAGCATCATAAGGTTTAACAGTTAAAATAGATAAATATTTATATAATTGTTTTGGGTATGATGATTTTAGTTTATCAAATCCTTTTCCAAATGTTGATGGATGGGGGAATGACATACCTAAAATATTTGCGACGAGTGGTAATCCTTTTTGATTTAGTAAACTCTGAACTAATTCAGATTTATTTTTATAACCGCCTTCTGGTTTAGTAACATTAAAATTAGGGTCTTTTGTTTCATTGTAAATTGATGTGGATAATTCTTTTAGTTTTTTATTAGAATTGAATTCAGTTAACAATTTATCTTGAATATCTTTTTTATCTGCTTCACTGTATTCATAAGTTTGTTGTGATGCTGGTATTAATTCCGTTGGTGCTTCACTAGGTGCTACACTTGCAGGAACTGCTGGTGCTGGTGGTTGTGAACTATCACCCGATGAACTTGAACTATTTGGTTGTGAACCATCACTTGATGAATTTAAACGACTTGATTGTGATGATAATTCAGATAATGGTGGAAATCTAAATGGTGTTAGTGATGGTTCTGATAAATTTTCGTCAGTTACTTGAGATAAAAAAGAAGGAAATGAACTATCACCCATTATAGAACCTTGAGGGGTTGCACCTTCTGCTGGATTGAGTTTGAATCCTTTAGGAACATCTGCTACTGGTGTTCTTTTTGGTGTTTCAACTGTTAACTGATTTAACTTTAATAAATCATATAATTTATTGTTCTCATTTCTGGTGAGATACCCTTCATCTTTTAATTTTGTGATTTGGTCTTGAAATTGACCAAAATATTCTAGTAATTTACCTTTAATATCTAGTTGTTGAACTCTATCACCACTATTTCTTAAATAACGATACAATTCTTCTAATAATTTCTGGGAATTATCACCGCCATTTGTATTTAAATCGTATTCTATAATTCTTAATGCTCTATCTACATTAGAACTAAATTTCACATCTAATGGTTGAACTAGATTCTGTGATAGTTTCTCTTTAGTTTGTGCATTAATATATTCATCAATAACATTTTTTAATAGTTCTTTTTCTTGTTTCGCTATGAAGTCTTCCGTATCAAATTCTCCTATTTTATTTTTTAGAAGTTTCTGAACACTATCATCAAGTAATTTTTCTTGTGCTATTATATATTTATCTTTTTTTACCATATATATAAATAAGATTATATTTTATTTATAAATATTTATTTTTTAGATTCAATAAAGTCCGTGTGCTTTTACATATTTTGATGCTTCAATCATTGAAAGACCTTTATCTCTCATTACTTTCTTGACGATTTCCGCACGAGCACCACGACCATCTTTCTTTCCCCCACATTTAGATTTTGATTCACATTTACATTTCTTTCTCTTTCCAACACCCATTAAAGGTGCCATTGATTTCGCTACATCATACGCTTGTTTTAGTTTTTGTGCTTCAGGAATGATATTTTTTCTTAATGCACTGTCAGGGTTTACAACTTCATTTTTAACGGCGTTGTATGCATTACCGATGAAATCATACCAAGCACCACCTTTTTTGTGTTTTCTTCTCTTACCAACACCAACTAAAGGTGCAACGGTTTTCGCTATTTCAAACGCTTGTTGTGCTACGGGGACTACATCTTTTCTAAATACACTATCAGGATTTACAAGTTCATTCTTAACTTTGTTGTATGTGTTACCGAACCAATCATACCATGCACCGCCATATTTAGGATGGTGTTTCATTGTCATAAACATATGTCTATCAAATTTAGACATTTTTTTACCACCGTATACTGTTCCACCGTATACTGTTCCGCCGTATACTGTTCCACCCATTTCATTATCACTATCACTATCCATCTCAACCATTGCGTGATTTTTGCGTCTTCTGCCAGCACTTAAAGCACCAGCACGAGGAAAATTCTTTTTTTGCATATCAATACGCTCGTTTAATAAACTTCTGATTCTCTTTCTGACTTCATCTCCAGACATAGACATTATATATATATATAATACATATTTATTTTATTAAATAAAAATTCTAAATATTTATATATATATATAAAATATGGAAACAAATATCATTTCTTATATCGCTATAATTTCATCAATTCTTGGCGTTGTTTTAGGTATCATTAACCATAAAAAATTTAGATTAACTTCACGGTGTTGTGGTAAAGTAGAAACAATTGAAGCATCTATTGATGTTGGTAATTCAACTAATTCTACACCACAAAATGAAAAACCATTATTAAAAATAAATACTCTCATGAAAAATGATGATAGTCCACCATTACAACAATCATTCACAAAAGATTCTGATTCTGACAAAAAGTAGGGATTTTATATTTTTATCAATGATTTTCTCAATTTCCCTACTTTTTGTCTAAACAAAATTAAATAGTTTTTTAAATGTTTTAATATTGGTATTGATATTGGTGGAACTTCCCCATAAAATAAATAAACTCAATGACCCGCTCGTATAGGGGTCGTCCCAGTGTTCATTCTTCTGGTGGCGTTTAATGTATAAATCACGACGCTTCTTATCATGATGCATCGTATAATCTTCATACGGTTCCCCATTTGGTTTTATTGCACCGAATGGAACAACTTTTTTAAAAAATTCATTATGGAATACAGCGTCATATTTTTTATTTGGTAAATGTGATTTTACTATATCTAATTTTATTGGTAAAATCCCACCCCGTTTTAATTCTGATATAATAACCGCTTTTCGTTGTTTCTCTGCTTGTTCTAGACTTAATGGATGTTTAGATAATGGTTTATTGTGAACATAAACTCTATAACCTTCTTTAAAAGGTTTAATTATATATGGCATATATTATAAATTACAAAATAATTTTATTATATAATATTATATAATATGTCAGATAATACTTTCTCAAACTTTTTAGATAAGTATGAATTTGGTGGAAACTTAAATAGTGAATACATCAAATATGGTAGAAATCTTAATAGTCAGTATATTAAATACGGCGGTATGTCTAAATCTCAAGGGTTCATCCGCAAAATGATAGCAAAGAATTTTATTAATCCAAAGACTAAAATGAAAGAATGTGCAAAATTTAAAAGTGATAAAATGAAAAATCAATCTAACTATGTAAAATCTGCGGTAAAAAGAATTGGTAAAAAGAATAATGATAAAAAATATCCTTGTTTTGATGGTGTTAAACCGACACCAGACATATTCCCACCACCACTACCAAATCCACAACCAGCACCAAAACCCAAACCAGCACCGAAACCCAAACCACAACCGAAACCAAAACCCGAACCCGAACCCGAACCCGAACCGATTATACCAAAACCATTACCAGTTTCAAAAGAACAAGAATTGAAAAACAAATTAAAAACACTATTAGAAAAAGGTGAAAATAAAATTGTTCCTTACACATCAATAGATTTGACATCAAGTTTATTCCAATTAAATTTTATAAGAAAACACAAATATGATTGTATATTATCGTTTTTTAATAGAAAAAATACCGCATATTTATCCATAGGAACCAATGCTACATTCACATTCAGACAAACTAATTCTATTGCTATAGAGATTGCACGAAAATTTCTAAAATGTGTAGAAAATGGTTCAAAAATAATAGTTTTACCTGTATCATTTCAATTTAAAAAGGGTAATCATTTGAATATGTGTATATATAAACCGATAACAAAAGAATTTCTTCGTTTTGAACCACATGGGAGAGGAATGGGAACAATGTCAGGACAAGAAGATATAACAGTAAATAAATGTTTAAAAAGTGTTGTTGAGAGTAAAGATTGGGAGAAAATTCTAGGAAAAACAAAATATATACCACCATCTGAAAGTTGTCCTTTAATTCCTAAATCAGTTCAAGAAGGTTTTCAATCTATGGAGAATGTATTTCTTCATAATTTAGATAACGATGAAGTAAAAATGTTAAAAAAAATAGAAGATGGTGGGTTTTGTCAAGCGTGGTCTTGGTTTTTTGCAGATATGTTGATGATTAATCCGGAATTTACATTTAAAGAAATTTATGAGATTGCTCATGATGAATTGGATAACAACCCAAAGAAATTTAGACAAATTATAAGAGGTTATATTTTAGATGTAGAAGATGAACTAATAAAAATGAACAATGCTTTTACAATTCAAAAATTTAAAGATAGTAAAAGTAATGATATTTATAGATTATTTCAAGATTATTACAACGATGAAATAACCAGATTAATTAATGAACAAAAAGCGAAAAAAGTTGGTGGTGCTAATATATTTCAATCTATGCTAAACACAATGAATAAACTTCCACCTAGAAGTAAAAAAGGTAATGGACTACAACCACCACAAAATGAACTGTTAAATTTATCAAGTCAAGCATATAACCCAACTGCAGTTTCAGGTTATAAATTACTAACACAATCACCAACTATTAAAGTATTTAAAAAAGATAATGATAATACGATAGTAATTTCAGTAAGAGGAACACAAGATTATAGGGATGTTAAAGCAGATGTCTCATTAGTATTTAATAATTTAAAAAATACTAAAAGATGGAAAGATGATGTGGAATTCGTAAGAAATATTTTAAATAGATATGCAAGCGGAAATGATGTGTATATAACTGGGCATTCTTTGGGCGGAGTGGTGGCAGATGAATTAAAAAAGATGTTTCCTATCATCAAAAGTGGTATAACATTTAATCCCGCATTCCAGACAAAGGACTTATTCACAAAACAAGACAAAGATATTAAGAAAATTTATACATCAAATGACCCGTTGGGAATGATTGGAAAATATAGAGAAGGAACTGAAGTGGTTAAATCAAAAACCGCTAATAATTATTTTGTTCCAAGTTGGTTGAAATCACTAATGGGACATAAATTAAGTGCATTTTAGACAAAAAGTAGGGAAATTATATTTTTATCAATGATTTTCTACTTTTCCCTACTTTTTGTCTAAAGTATCTTATCATAAGTAAATCTAATTCTCTCATATCTTCTTGTTCTTTTATGGTTGAATTCACAAAGAAACTTCTGAACCATTTTATAATTCTATTATACATATAATAGCATTATAAATTTATTTAAATATACCCGCTTTTTTAACTCGTCTTAATTCTTTCATTTGGTCTTTCATCTCTAGACCAAGTTTAGATAATAATTTAATCAAATGTTCGTGTTCTTTGATAAAATCATATTTTGGGATTTCAACTGAATTATTTTTTATTTTCATATATATTAAGTTATATATTTATTTTGTAATCATTAAATATTTCTTTCTTGAATAAATACATTTTTGATTTATTAAAATCACCACCATTACAACTTATAAAATATTTTTTATTTTGAATTAAATCTTTGATGTAATCAGTTGGAACTTTATATACTTCATATAACTTTAGATTATCATCATGAACTACATATATAAAAAATACTTCAGCGATTGTTGCATTGATTCCTGATGGATATCCATTGTATTCATATTCTATACATATATTACCAGTTTTATACGCTTTTCTATCTGCTTTAACTTCAATGTATTGTTTTACGCCGTCTTTAGTTATTTCTATATCCCATTCTTTGCACTTACCTAAACTATAACGGAAATCATCAAAGTCTAAATACTTTATTGTTTCTTGTTCGTAGCGTTTGCCCATTTCTAAATCTTGATTAAACATTTTATGTATATATTAATCTAGATATTTTTTTGTAAAAATAATAATTAAAAATAATTTTTACTAAATACTTTTTTACTTGATTAAATCATAATAAAACGCTTTCATATCATCTATCAATGAGAAATAAATATAACGCCCTATATTTTTGTCTTCTATGGTAATCCATCTTAATTTGACATTACGATTTTTATTATATAGTTGTTGTTGTAGTTGCATGATAATCTTTTTGTAGCGGTCTTCATTTTTGGTGTCTAGTTTTTCAGTTAGTGTATTAATCAATGAATTAATATTTGAATCAATCAAGTCTTCTATATCTTGTTGGAGTTCATCAAAATCGGTGTAGGTGTCCATTATTTTGTTTTCAAATAGGTCATAGAGAACATAAGTTTGTTTTACCATTATGTATATAATATAAATCTAGATATTTTTTACAGTAAAATATATAATTTAATTGTGCGGAATTTACCGTGATATATTTTACGGTAAATGATGATATCTGATGGTAAATTATACCAGTAAATATATCGATATATTTACTCATCAATATACCATCGTAAACAGTAAAAAACCTAATATATTATCATTATATACGGTATAATATATATTGGTAAAAATCGCCCGCATTTAAATATATATTTTACAGTAAAAAAATATCTAGTTTATATTATATACACAATGAAAATATCTAATTTTATGGAAAATCTCTCTAAAAATCTCATGGAAAAGAAAGAAGTCGCCGATAGCACCGCTATTTTATATATTAAGAATCTTTACAAACTAAATGATAAAAAAGAATTCAATAATTTTTCATTCCTTAAAGATTACGATGCAATAATGAAAAAAATAGAAGAATACGCCGAGAATTCAAAGAAGTTATTTTTAATCGCCATCGTATCATCATTATCAACTGAAAAAGATAAACCAACATACAAAAAATTATACCAAAAATACTACGATACAATGATTAATATCGCCAAAGAAATAAAAGCAGGTGAACACAACGAGAAAACCGTTAAAGAAGAAAATAATTGGTTATCAATGGAACTAGTCCAAGAAAAGTTTAATAAATTAAGAGAAGAAGTAGACAAATTCAAGAATAATAAAACTATCACCGATGACCAATATGAAACACTTTTAAAAATGATGTGTCTCGCTCTTTTCGTGATGCTACCACCTCGCCGTAATCAAGATTATCAATTAGTCAATGTCGTCAAAAAATATAACGATAAAATGCCCAGTGATATAAATTATTTAAGTTATGATGATAGTGAATTTATTTTTAATAAGTATAAGACATCTAAAACATACGGACAACAAAGAATCAAATACAATGAGTTAAAAGATATCATTGATGTTTATTTTAAATTTCACCCACTAAAGAAAGGTAAGTTAACACCAAAAACCAATTTTAGATTTTTAGTATATAGAAATGGTGATGGATTCAATCAAGTAAATTCATTGACTAGAGTTCTTCAAAAATGTTTTGACGGAAAACATATTGGTTCATCCATGTTAAGACACATCTATTTATCATCAAAATATGATATAAAAGAAATGGAGGATGATGCGGAAGCAATGGCACACAGTTTAAATACCCAAAAAGAATATTTGAGAAAAGAACAAAATATTAATAAAGTTGTTGTATAGGTTCTTTAAGTAGGGTTATAATACCCATCATAAATGTTTTTTTTTATTATTCTTACTGTAAAAATAATAAAAAAAGTCTCCAAAAAGTAGGGATTTTATAAAATAATCAATGATTTTCTCAATTTCCCTACTTTTTGTCTAAATTAAGTTAAATTACATAATACTGATAATGAACCACCAACTGATGATATACCAAAATCATCTGCACCAACATATAAAATAACTTCGTGAGCACCAGCATCTAGAGCGACTTGATATTGTATTTGATTTAATTGTTGATGGTTATTTCCAGTATTAGTAACTACAACAGTATATTCATATTCAATGTTATCAACGGTAAAATATAATTCTACATTAGTGTTATTATTATTACTAGCAACAAAATAAAATATACCAGTCATTAATATACTTCCGTTAACATCCATTGTTATTGGAAGTGTTACATATGCTACTGGGACATTTTGGTCAAGAGTTTGAGAACTTGTAGAATTTAAAAAATAATTTCTAGGTATAACAACTGGTGTGGGTGTAAGATTTTTCCATTTAGGATATCCTTCAAAAATCTGAATTACTTGATTTTCTGAACCATTATCACCATTTATATTTATAGTTCCAGCACCATCTAAAATAAAACCCGTTTGTGCTTGAACCGTTGATGCAACAACGGAAGTTAGTGTTATACTTTCATTTAAATTTACTATAAATTGACCACCAGCAGTTCCAGAAACATTTGTATTAGTTCCATCGCCCAATGAATCAACACCGTGTGGTGGAACAGTTAGAGTAACATTATTCCCATCATTTCCAACGGTTATTGTTGAATCGCCGACAATACCAACACCGCCAGTTAATTCATTTACTGAAGATACACCCGCTGATGCTGGTGGTGGAACAGTTAAAGTAATATTATTTCCATCAGTTCCAACGGTTATTGTTGCATCGCCTACAATACCAACTGCACCACTTAATTCATTTACTGCAGATACACCCGCTGATGCTGGTGGTGGAACAGTTAAAGTAATATTATTATTTCCATCAGTTCCAACGGTTATAGTATCATCACCAACTATACCAACATTACTAACCAAGTTATTTATTGCTGACACAAAATCTGGGAGTGTTGGTGGTGGAACAGTCAAAGTAACACTATTACCACTTTTTCCAACGGTTATAGTATCATCACCAGTAATACTGACCGCCCCTTGTAACTCATTTAAATATTCTACAAAGTTTACAGTTTGCCATTCTGGAAATCCAGCATTATTACGAACAAATTGTTTATTACTTCCGTATGAATCTTTCAATGTAAGTGCACTAGTATTTAATATAGTTTCCGTAAATACTTCTAAACGATTAACACTGATTGCGGGAGATAAATTAATAACTGGGTTTTGATTTGTTCCAGTAATTTCAATATTATCATCCGTATTACTTACACTGATAACACCTTCATTTGAAACAGTTTTATCCGTTGCAGTTCCACCGATACTAATACCTTCATTACCAGCGGTTAAACCTGCTATAAAATTAGGTGTTTGAAAGTTTATAGTTTGTCCTGATGTAGTAATATTAAGAGTTGTTGGAGTTAGAGATTGAAGATTAACTGCATCAGATAATCCATTTAATGATGTTAGATAAGAAACTGGAAATTGATTCTGGGCGGAAATGACAATATCATTACCAGTGTTATCAATATTTATATTAGTTCCTTGTATGATACTTACACGACCCGTTTTGTCATTTACAGATGTTACCCCATTTATAATACTTCCACCAACTGGAATATTATTTAATAGTAATGTTGGTGGGTTTGTTGAATTATCAACGGTTAAAGGATTATCAGAAAGCGTGATAGATTTTACTGATGGTATTAATTCTGGAGCATTCTTTAATTCTACTAAAGACATTTATTATATACTATAAGATTATATAATAAATATTTTTTAAATTGTTAAATTTATACAATATAGGCGACACAGCATCCAGCGAGATTTGCATTTTGTGCGGTAGCAGGTGCGATACCATTTGTTCCAGTAGCGAGGACGGTTCCTTGTGCGATACGGAGAGTTACATCAGCAGGGGTGGGACTTCCTTGCTTGATTGTAGAAAGATTAAAAACATTATCTAATACAAGACAAGTTGGGTTGTATACATAATCTCTTGCGAGTAATACTGACGCAGTCACTGGTGTTGGTGTAGTAGCAGTAAGTGCATTTACAGGGTCAAGTGCACTGTTAAACCAAGTAACGGGAGTATGTAGTTCAAGTAAATCAGAATAGAATACACTTAAACGGGTTTGTTGGGTTGCTATTGTTGCATTAATATAAGTTATAGGCATTACGATTTTACATTGTGAACTAAAACTTGAACCTACAATTACACCACCAAAAAATGTGTGAGCAGTATTTTCAAAACTTAAATAAAGTTCTGGTAAATATGCATTACCACCAGCACCTTGAGTTTGATTAATATTTATAGGGATAACTAAAATAGAAGGAATACCGACAAAACCAGTTGATACGAGTGTATCCGCTACATTTATGTTAAATTTTTCAACAGTGTTAGGTGTGCTCATTGTAAGAGTTTGAGCAGTAGCAACCGCAGTTGTAGAAGAAGAAGCACCTTGTGTTAATGTAAAAGCACCAGCGACATTTGTAACAGTAAGACCACCCGCACCCGCTAAAGTTAGAACACCCGCTTCACCGTTGATAGATGCTACTGAACCAGCACCAGCGGTTACGGTAAGTTCTAATTGATTAGTTGTAGCGTTAGCGTTAATAGTAATACTATCATCGGGTGAAGTGATATCTACATTGTAACCACCAGCAAGGTCACCAGTTAAATCATTGAGTCTTTGTATGGTATTACCACCACCACCACCACCACCACTAACAGGAGCACCATTAAAATTTAATACTTGGTTAGGACTGGCACCACTAACGGATAAAGTGGCACCATCAAGTTTGAGTTCATGAATAGAAGCGACTAATTCGGGAGCATTTTGGAGTTCTACGAGAGACATTTATATATATACTAATAGAATATATAAAAATTTTAATATAAATATTTTTTATATTAAAGATTTTTCTAAATTAATTTTTTAATTAAAATAATCTATGTTTTAATGATTTTTTGTGCATTTTAGCACCACCTGAAACGGCACCAGCAGACATTGCACCCGCAGACATTGCACCGCCAGAAACAGCACCGCCAGACACTGCCCCACCGTGTTTCATTAATTTAGCGTGGGGCATATTTCTACGGAATGATGAATACATAGAACCGCCAAATTTACGGAGTTCAGACCATCTCATCCATGGGCGAGATGTTGCATCTAATACATCTTTGTGAGACAAACAGGCGAGTTCAGAAATTGTTCTGCCACCCGCTTCTAATGTTAATACACCTTCAGAAATTACAATAATGTTGAAATCAAATGTTAACGCATTACTAGATTGATTTTCAACATTTGATTGGATTTGTAAGTTGTATTGACCTTGAACGCCGTTCGCTTCACTATCATTGTTCATACCCCAATCAGAAGAAGGAGACATAATGAGAGGTGAACCAGTTATCCACCAATCAGAGAATGACATATTTAAACCGTTCTTTCTTGACATTTGGTAGAGTTGGTATTCAGACATTTGAGATAAGATACCAGAACGATTGTTGAATAAAATATTTACTTGACTTAATCTACAATAACTATCAGCATATTGGTAACCGTTTGTAGCGTATAAATCAGCATCTTGGCGTTTTGCGTAGATAATAACTTTATTTGGGACACTGTTTAAGATGATGTTGTTTGTCTTAAATTGTTGTGCTACACCACCAGAAGCGAGGTTTTGACCTTGGGTTGCATAACGAATTACTTCGTAGTAGTCATATTGAAGTAAGTCGGGGACTTTGTAGAGAGGTGATGGTGTGTGATACATTACTTCCAATGATGGTTGAACGGCGTTAAAATCATATGCACTACCATTTTGGATAAATTCAGCACCCATACGAACTTCTACATTTGTGAAAGATGCGGGAGATGATTGTGCATGAGACCATACACGAGATAATGATGAAATGTATGTTAAGTTGATTGTAAATGTTTGAACATTGTTGAAACCTTTGTGTTCACCTTTACCAGATGAAAAAGGTGCTAACCAAAGAGGTTCACGGACGGTGATTTCAACTTCCGCTTCAGTGGGTGTATTGTTAACTACTTTTACCCATCTGTTTTCATTACCAGTTACGAAACTGAATTTTCCAGTTGTGTCAAATCCACGCTTTTCATCACTTTCGTTAGTAGATGAACCAACACCAGAGAGAGGATTACGAACAAAAGATGAACCTTGAGAAACACCATCAGAGTAATCACAATAGAAATCTAATCCGGAAGGAGCACCACCATTTACACATTTTCTTGTGTATGTGTCAAAATTCATACGAGTTAAGGGGTGAACTACATTCGCAGTGGCAAGATTTATGTTTGTGTTGTTTAATGATGCTACACAAGATGAGATGACGGATGATAAGGGGAATGCACGGGGGGCATCATAACCAGCACGGAGAAGATTTCCACCATCACCAGAAGCGTTACCAGTGAATTTAACGGCAATTTTAGAACGAACATATACTTTTCTGTCCATTGTGGTGTGGGTATTTGGAGGGTTAGCAATAAATACTGTTCCAGTGTTTGAGGTATTAGAACTATTGAAAATGTATGATGTTACATTTTGGGCACCTTTTTCAACAGTGTATAAAACTTTTTCGCTTAAATCATCTATAGGGTTGTAAACGGCAACTACAGGGATAGGATGTAATGTTAGAGACATTTATATATATAATAATAGAATATATAAAAATTTCTATAAATTTTTTAATTAAATATTTTTTTAATATTAAAGTATTTTTTAGATTATAATGTTTTGGAGTTCATTAGATTTCTTTCTAAACATTATTTTACAATTGAAAGATGAATTGGGTGCTAGGAATAATGGGTATGTATTACCATAAATGTCATCCCAAAATACTTGTAAATCTAAACTTTTTAGTGGTTGGTTAGAACACATATCTAAATATCTGTATTGTCCAGTTGGTGAATAGATGACTTGTAAATTACTTTCCCATCCGAAAACATCATTTCCGTGTGCTTGAAAATCAGTCAAAATGAGTTTTTGTGATGATATACCTTTATCTTGGACATTACCATTACTGTTAAATGGTTGTGATTGTGGGGTCGCTTCTGGAATAATTGGGATATTGGAAATCAATGACAATCTTTGAAAAACTGACCAGTTAGAAGTTGTTGGGTAGTCTTGTTTCATTGTGTATACTCCACCAGTAACATTTCCATTTAAATCATCTTGAACCGTCAACCAGTGATAACGGATATTTGTTAATCCTGCAATTTGACTAGATATAAAGAAATTTTGGAATGCACCAAAATATTTATACAAATTTTCATTCAAATAAATTCTTAATGTTCCTCCGTTATTAACATATGATGAACCAGCAACTAAATTTAAATAACCACCGTTATCACGCATAAAATAAGGGGCACTACTACCTACTGGTTTTGTAGTTATATTATTATATGCGGTTTGTAATGCATTATTAACCATACCAATCAAATCTTGGTAGTGGTAAATATAATAATAATCATTTGATACATCTTGGTTAGGAATTGGTGGTTGTGGTAATTTCGCTTGGTTCGCTGGTGTATAAATAACTGGTGCTTCTGAATATTGTAAATCTGAACTGTTAAATATTACTACATTGAATGTAGATAAATTAATATTTGGTTGACCAATTCTAATAGGCATAATCATTAATGGAATAAGTTGAGTATTGCATGCAAATCTTATAACAGAACACGCCCACTCTGAAGGATTATCAACCAATGCTACATCTCTGCTCTCTTGGTATCTGCATGTAATATTCTGAATATCACCGTTATTATTAGCGTTAACGATATTTACATTGTAATATATATGAGATAATGAAAACTCAACATTTGATTTTTTACTGGTAATATAACTTGACATTTATTATATATAATTACAATATATAATAATTATTAATTTAAATTATTTATTAATTTTTGTGTAAAATCTATAACTTTAATATCACCATTATTTATATATTTTTTTATAAAATCATTAAGTTTCATATGCTTTGATAATATTCTGGTTACACACCATCGCCCACAAGTTGAAATTTGTGGTTCTTCACTTTGTAAACATTTATCATTATACTCTAAAGGATATTCACATTCATACAACAATTTACTTAAATAATTATGTTTTTGACCACTTTTATTTAAGAATGATTTTGAAATAAAAGTTTTTTCATCGTCAACCATTAAACCATAACTATCAAAAAACTCTATATTACCCCTTGGGGTTTTAAATAGACAAACCCAATGACCGAAATTTGGTGATGTTTCATATATTAAAATAATATTTTCATATGGAGTTAGTAAATCATCTATATTTTTATACTTACATAAATCACTATAGGTTACTATTTTAGTTTTATTATTCATCATATCCATTATATCTAAACTTGATAAGGGATATCCTAAAAGTTTTTCATAATTTAATTTCATAATATAATTAGATTATAAAAAAAAATTTATACTTGTCCATAGTTGAATGTTTGAGGTGAAAATACTGACAAATCGCAATAGTAAGAAGGTCTTCCAATTTGGGCGTTTGTTTGGTAGCAGTTATTGGTCAATAACATTCCAACCCATCTGAAATCAGTATTTGTTCCGTTGAAAACAGAACCACCGTTTACTAAATTACATTGGAAAGAAGCGGAACGGCAAGATTTACCGATTACAGGAGCAACAAGACCACGGGGCATTAAATCAGTGTATGTATCCGCACCTACATCAGTGTAGTAGTGGAGTTGAGCAATGATGGGAGCAGTTGAGGCGGATGGGATTTGTGATGTATCATAAGATACATTCAAAGTGATTGATTTAGAACCACTTTTTAGTCCACTAGGAAATAATGAAAAATCATTATATGCACCACCATTTGAACCTACCCAGTTTATCGCATAAGTAGCGGGAACACCACCACCTAATGGAGAATCAGGTGCAAGTTGAACAACTAAATTTATGACACCATTAAAAGATGGTGCATTGACTTCAGGAAGTTGTGATTTAAATTCATCACATAAGTTGATTTCAGGGTTTGATGCATTTGGAATTAATTTGATAGGAACGGTGAGAGTTACTGATGCTGTAGAATCAAAACCAAATGATGTTAATACTTGTTGAAAATCATTACTGAATTGTGAAGCAGGGATGCTGTCAGATTTAGTGATATCTACTAGAGCGTTTTGGAAATAACCTCTTTGTTGAGCGGGTGTGAAAGACATTTGTATATATAATACTATAACAGAAAAAAATATATATCTATAAGTTTTTTTTTCAAACTATATAAATTTTTTTTTAAACTATATAAATTATTATTCTATAAAAATGTTTAGATTAATTAAAAAAATAAAAAACTATATAAAAAAATAAAAATATATAGTATTAATATATACAGCAGAATGCCCGATTACAAGAATAGTAAAATATACGCATTGAAGAGTGCACAAACCGATAAAATCTATATTGGAGGAACTACCAAAATGTTATGCCAAAGACTAGCGTATCACAAAATTAATTTTAAGAATAACATCAATTATTTAGTAGATATCATGAAATATACTGATGTCCGTATTGAATTAATTGAAAATATTGAGTGCAAGGATAAAGACGAATTAAATAAAAAAATCAGTGAATATTCTTCTAAATACAAAGATAAACTTATAAATGGTGGTGGAGATGAAAATACTAATATAATTATCAATTGTAAAGAGTATAAATCTGTAGAATGTCCCGAATGTAAAGGAAAATATTCCCAACAATTTGAAAAAGATATACTGTTAAAAAATGCATATAATGATAGAACAAAAACGCTTCACAATAGCACAAAGAAACATATTAAAAACAGAACTGATAACCATAATGAACAATATAAAAATGTTTCTGAAAATATATTTTAAAAAATAATAAAATATAATAAAAAAAGTCCCCAAAAAGTAGGGAAATTATATTTTTATCAATGATTTTCTCAATTTCCCTACTTTTTGTCAAAGTTTTATAATAAAAAATATCTAGTTTTTATTTTTTATTATTATTTTTTATTTTTTTATTTAAAGAATAATTATCTATATATAATATATATAGTAAAATGTTCCCCAGAAAAGTTTTCAACTCAACTTGGTATTCAGGCAAAGGCACCCAAGATACCCTATTAGAAACCATCAAAGAAAATGAAAGATTAATGTGGTGTTATGTAGACAATCGCCGTCATTGGAAAGTAATAAAAGAAAATGAAGTTATACCACTAATCAATAACAATAATGGATTTATTTGTGAAGTTCTTTCATCATATCCTAAAAAACTATATTTTGATGTAGATTGTGATACACCAGATGATTTATCACTAGACAAAGTCAAAGAAGTTATCAAAAAATATTTTGGTAATGCAAAAATGGCAATCAGTGGTTATGAAAATGAGATTAAAAAATCCTATCATATCACATTATATGAATATGTAATCAGTAATGAAAAAGAATTATTAGAAATGCGTAGAATAGTAAATCATATAAAAGAAAAAGAATGTCCTTATTTTGATTGGAAAGTTTACACAAAAAATAGACCAATGAAATGCATAAATCAATCTAAACCAGAAAAACCAAAACAAATGATAATATCAGATACAAACCAAAAAAACCACTTAATTATGTCGTTCTTTAGTGGTAATGAAAAATTATTTAATTTTCATTTATCCGAGGACATACCCCAAGAAAAAACAAATGTAAAAGAAATCATAAATGTAAAACCAGTAAAACTAAACCAAGATTTCAAACCTGAAGATTTAAATGATAGTAAAAAATTATTAATGATGTTACCTAATAGCAAAGAAATACCACATTCAATTACTTGGAAAGTCGCTTTATTTTGTCAAAATAATGGATTATCATTTGATGATTTTTGGGCGTGGGCAAAAATCAAACAAGATGATGAAGAAAGACGCTTAAAATGGGTTTCTCATTGGAATAAAATTGTTGGACAATTAGATTATAAAATGACCAAAAAAAGTTTTATTTTATTATTGTCGTTTTGGTATCCAGAATTAAAAGAAGTAGAACGGGCATCAGATGCAATAACAAAAAAATTCATAGATACTTTAACTATACCATCAATAGAGATAGAAAGAATTGAAAAAAACCAGTTTTTAACATCAAATAAAGTCGTTATTTTTAACATTGGTATGGGTGGTGGAAAAACAACTATGACCGTTGACTACCTAAAATCATCAGAAAAAAAATTTATATGGTTGACACCTCGTCAGGCGTTAGTTATGAATACAAATCAAAGATTTATTGACAATAAAATGAATGTAGTAAATTATTTAAATTGTGGTTCATCAAGAGAACAAAAAAGTAAAAAAATCAATAGTGCAAGTTCATTAATTCTAGAATGTGAAAGTCTAAATTATTTAGAAAAAAC